AGCTACCGAAGGGTGGGTCTACGACCCGTTTCGAGGCGTCTACATTCCATACCCTCCAATTACCTTCTCGGTTACGACGTACACCTCACCTCCTCAAGAAACTACAACTCAAACCGAGACGACCACAACCCAAACCGAGACGACCACAACCACAGTCACCGAGACTGGGGGAACCGTGACATTCCCCCCTGGGTGGATCTACGATCCTATCCGGGATGTCTACATTCCCATTCCTGGAATCACTTTCGTCGTGGACGTGACCACGACCAGACCCGAGGAGGAGTATCACACATCACCCTTACCCACTACCATAGGCGCACCAGGCAGAACCACGCCCTGGCCTCCGCTCACCTTCACAACCACGTGGACCACTTGGCAGGACACCACTACGACCTCTACCGAGACCACTACGACTGACACCACTACGACTGAGACCACAACCACTGTTGTCACACCCCCTCCGCCCCCACCACCCCCAGAAGGCGGCGGAGCCGGTGCCCCCATGCCCGGGCCTCCAGCCCCAGTGGTCGGTCGCCCGCTCGGTGAGTCCGTGTGGCAGCTTTCGCAGTACATTCCTGCGCTGGTGCCGCACCTTGGCTATTTCCTTGCTGGGAGGTGAAGCATGTATCCGTTCTACATTCCACCTGAATGGTACGAGGCCCTCGGCCCGGCGGCTGTCGCCGTGCCGCTGCCTCCTCCGAAGAAGAGCAAGAAGAAGGAGGCAGCTCCTCCGCCGGGCACGCCGTCTCCTGAGGACGTCTACTGGACCGGTGTGCCTCCCGTCGCGGTCACGACGACTCCGCCACTAGCAAGGATTCCTCCGCCTCCAGCAGTTATTGCTCCGCCCCGCCCGGAGGAGGCCAAGCCCCCGTCGAGGCTGAGGGCCATGCTCCCGGACCTAGCCATGGCTGCCGCCACAGTGGCCCAGCGAATGGCGCAGCCCCGCCAGGTAGGCGAGAGCGGCATGATGGCTGCTACGCAGGCCCTCGTGCAGGGCTACAACACTCTTGCGCAGTTGCAGTGGATGCGGTACGCCCAACAGATGGCCCAGCGGCAGCAGCAGCTCCAAGAGCTTAAGACCTTGGCGGACATCGAGCGCACGCGGGCTGAGACCGGGAAGACTGTCGAGGAGGCCAAGGCTGTAAGGCCCACAACCGAAGCCAGGCTAAAAACGGCTGAAGCCAGACAGAAAGAGGCAGAAGCGGCGGAGGTGCGGGCTAAGGCCTATACGCAGCAGGTGGAAGGTCAGCTTCAGCTTAGGGGGAAGGAACTGGAGATAGAGGAGACTAAGGTCTCTAACCAAGCTGCCGCCAAGCAGCGGGAGCTTGCCTTGAAAGAGCGAGAGGTGGCGGCTATGGAGGAGAGCGTAAAGTCGCTAGTACGGGACAGAGCATCTCGGGCCGAGATAGACAAGGCTAAGTTGAAGCTGGAGCAGGCTAGAGTGGAGTTGGACCGCATAAGGACCGATGCGTACATGCTCACGGCGCAGGCCAAGGTCCTTGAGGCTGCGTCTGGCGGCGTGCCTCCAGAAAAGCTGAGAGCGAACCTGTACGGGAAGATCTTGGACCTCTTGCCTCCTGAAGCTTCTAAGAAAGACGTAGTGGAATATGTCCGGATCGTGGACATGCTTGTAGATACCTACGTAAGAAGTCAGAAGGGCCAGTCGGCCCAGCCCGTAGCCTCGCCACCCAGCGAGAAGGGAGCACGGCTGGTTCAGCCCTCCAGTGGTGAGTACGTTCGTGCCATTGAGACCTCCAACGGCGAAGTGTACGAGCTGCGGAGAGACGGACAGTGGTTCAGAACCAGGTGAAGGCCCCAATCCCGGTAAGACCTGAGGACCTGCCGCCGGAGGTGCGCGCGCTCGCTGGTCCCCTTCCGGTGAAGTTCGAGGACCTGCCACCTGAAGTGCAGGCCTTGGCCAAGGAGCCGAAGCAGGCCAGCGGGATTCTTGAGGGCCTCGCGTCGGGGGTCACGGGGGTGCTTCACTCCCTCCGCGGCACTGCTACAGCCTTTGGAATCGTAAAACCAGGCCCACCCCCAGAGGAAACGCCCATTCCCAGCGTCACCCAAATCAGAAACGTTGGAGACGCCGTCAACTGGATCATCACAAACGCCGCGAGCCAGGTTCCCTTCATGGGAGCTGTCGCTGCATCCGGCGCAGCAGGTGCCGTGATCGGCGGGCCGGTAGGTGCAACCGTCGGTGCCCTTATTGGGGCTTTCATGCTGAACGCCGGCGAGACATACAACGAGCTGGTCAGCAGGGGAGTTCCCCATGAACAGGCCCGAAACACGGCATTGCCAATCGGTACTCTCAAGGCGGGGCTGGACGTGGTGACCCCGCTTAGGTTCTTGGGCAAGACCAAGCTCATATCCCGAAAGGTGTTAGAGGAGGCCGTCACCAGCAAGGCTACCTCCCCCGCTCTCAAGAAGTTCGCATCAGAAGCCCTTAAGGGTGTGGCAACAGAGGTTCCCACTGAGGTCGCCCAAGAGCTGCTTGACATTCAGGCAGTGCGCATGAACAAGATTCCGGTTGCCGGTGAAGAGATCCTCGAACGAGTAATCAATGCGGGAGCCGGGGCCGCTGTGGTCGGAGGCCTCTTCGGCGGAGCCGGTGGGGTGATAGAGCACTTCGCGACGAGGCCTTTGGCCCCCTCCCCCACAGAACCGGTACAGGACCTCGCCCAGATCGAGGCCGTAGACGCTCAGAGCCGCACGGAGCGGCTCAAGGTGCCCTCCTCCGTCGTTGACACCGGCATGGTGACTCCCAGCTCGAAGCTAGACGAGCTGACGATCCAAGCTGCGCCCTTGGCTCAAGCCATCAAGGAGGCCCTGCCTGAGGACGTGACGCCTCCGCACTTGGCTATCGGACCGAAGGTCTCCTTGCAGTTGCAGACCGAGGAAGGGGCGAGGCCCATCGTCCACGTGGAAGATCTCAACCCTGTAGACCTGCCCACATCGGTTCGGTTTGCAGTGAAGGAGAGCACGGGCATCGAGCTGCCAGACGATAAGCTGGGGCCGTTCACCCGCCCTGAGATGATCCCCATCGTGCAGAAGCTACAGGAGGCAAGCCGCGAGCAAACCCTGCGCCTCGCGCAAGCGAACGAGATTCTGTCCCGGCTTGTAGCCCTGTCCAGAAGCCCGAAGGAGCGCAGGGCGATCTTGGACCTCGTGAATGTGATGGGCTACGAGCATGTGCAGATGCCCAAGGTGGAGGTGAAGCTCCCTGACGGGAGGCCGCTTGAGGTCTTCCAGGTGGGCGAAGGCGGCCCGCGGCCCATCGAGGGCTTCTCGGAGAGCTTCAGCTCCCTGCCTGAGAACCTACAGAAGTGGCTCGCAGCCGTTGACGACTCCATCCAGCTTGCCCTAGACGCCGCGGCGCAATCCGCCCCGCAGACATTCGGCCTGCTCAAGGAGCAGTATCGTGGCATCCGCCTTGGCATTGACTGGCCGGATTCCTCCACTGTCCTGCGGCTCGACCCGAGGCTGGACGGTGAGGGCTTCCACATCTCGGTAGGGCCTGCCGCGGCCCTGAACCCCGACCAGATGGCAGGGGCAATTGCGCACGAGCTAGCGCATACGTTCTCCCTGCTCCATGGGTCGGGGAACTTTCAGCAGGCCCTGCTCGCAACCGCCCGGGCCATGGACCCGGCCCGGCCCCAGATCGTGCAGAGGCTGGAGCAAACCCTGCAGGAGATCGGCGCTACCGCTAGGATCGAAGATCCCAACGAGACACTGGCGTACCTGTTCAAGAACCTGTACCAGTTCGTTCAGGAGCGACCGAGAAAGCTGCCCCGCACAGGGCAGTTGAGGTCCGTCTCAGAGTACAGGGCGCTGTGGTCCGAGGCGCGGGAGTTCCACGCCACGAAGTGGGACTTCGCGTACTCCGAGTACCTTGATCGGCTGAAGCGTCTTGGCCTCAAGGCCGGGTTTGTAGACACCACCGGCCTGTTCACAGGCCCAGAGCTAGGCATGCTCTCGGAGAAGTACCGGAGCCTCTTGGAGGCCTACACGCAGTTCTGGGAGGAGACAAGTCCTGCACCGGACCTGCCGCCACCGCCCCTGCAGATCGCTGTCAGCTCCCCCACGGAGATCCAAACCTCATACGGCATCCTTCCCATTGTGCGAGCGGCAGGGGCAGCAGACCCTTCACTCCCCCAAGACGCAAGGACCGCTACAATCACAAGGGACTTGTCCGTCCTCTACGGAGCAGAGACGTGGCATAGGGCGATGCAAAGCCCGAGCTACCAGCGTCTGGTCCATGAGATCGTCCGGGCGGCTGATAGCCTGGGAGACGACGCCTATCGGCTTGTGCGCCGAGCCTTGGCCCTAGGGCTTGACCCGGTCAACAGCCGATGGTGGGACTTCCTACACAGGCACTCCGCCGACCCCCAACAGAACTATTTCCTGCGAGAGATAACCGACGAGGCCGCACACCAGCACCTCCTCCGGCACCCGGACCCCACAGGCACATACTACTTAGTGTTCTCCGAATCCATCACCGACGCACAGGCATGGCGGGAGACGTTCCGTCCCTATCTGTCATCGGGAGAGAAGCTCTTCCTTGTTATGGAGCCTACTCCGGAGACCGTCAAGGCAGCCTTCAAACGGCTAAAGAACATCTCTACGTTCATGAACTTTATTCGCCTGACGGTAGACGAGTACCTCGAACGAATTCAGAACTCCCCCGCTTGGATGCGAAGGTATGGAACCCTACCCAAGATCAGAGTAGCCTACACTGTCAGCCCTGTAGCCGCCGAAGAGATGCGCGCGTACTTCGTTCACCACTGGGGGAACAACGAAGCGACTATAGTGTTCACGGGGAATTTCTTCTTGAGGCTTCCCTCCGGCGTGGTCTCCTCAGAGGAACCGACGCTGACTGCGTGGGCCTTGAACGTAGTGAAAACGGTGATCCACGAGTTGTCCCACATTACGGCCTTCAAACACGACCAAGAGTTCTCTCAGACCCTTAGAGAGATAGATGCGCTGGACCCGGAGCTGAAGTTCGGTCTCGCTAACGCGCTAGCAAGGATCACGGAGTCCATCATCGGGCGTGACAAGAAGACCGTAGATGAGATCGAAAAGGCCCTACAAGAGAAGTTCTGGAAGGAAAGCTACAGCGTGTTCTCGTCAATACAACGCAGACCGCTGGATCGAAGCGAAATTGTGACGCAGCATTACAGGAGGGTATATGAGGCAAGTACCAGACTACTTGAAGCAGTTCGTCCAGCACCACTTGGAGCTAGGCCCGGACAAGAGGCACAAGGACGACTTAGCGATTACCAAACACCTGGTCCTGTCGGACCCCCGACTGCGCTCGAAGGACGTAGCGGAGCTGCTCCTGGCAGTAGAGGCGGCGGCCCGACTGCTAGGCTTCCAGCTACCGGAAGAACCCGGGGACAGACCCCTTCAATGGGCGGAGGTGAACGCTGGCTTGACCCTGAACGATTTGCTCCAGGCAGTTGGAAAAGACAGCCAGCCGACGATGCCTACTTCGAGTACATCCGAGAACCCCGAACCCCCGAACCGGATCCCCAGCTCTCCAGCTTCGTAGGGGCGCAAGCCCTGCCGCCCAGCGTGCAACAGGACGTGCAGCAGACCACAGTCCGGTTCGGGTGGTTCTCCAAGTGGGCGCTGCATATCCTGCAATGGGCGGACCGGAACCCGCACATCGAGCCTCTGCGGCGGTACGTGGACATTGCGAGGGGCAAGTGGCTGCCCTACAAGACGTCTATTACCAGCGTGGCCTACGACCGCCTCACTGAGTGGTCCCGCCTCGGCGTGCGCAGGGCGAACATCCTGAGTGAGATGCTCCTGCAAGCCACCGAGAAGTCGGAGACCCTCGGTAGACCCCTCACACAGGAGGAGATCAACGAGCTGGCCAAGAAGCTGGGTGCGGACAAGGAAGTGATATGGGTGTTCCACCGCGTGCTGGGAGACCTCAGGTGGGTGCTCAACACCCTAGAGCAAGAGCTGATCGAGGAATCCAACAGGCTGGGTGGGGATACCATTGACAAGTTCCTGCGCGAGACGGAGATCCGAATCGAGTTCGCGAGGTTGAGGGACAGAACCTACTTCCCGATGGCCAGATTCGGGAAGTACATGGTGGTGATCAAGGCCAAAGGCCCGGTAACCTACGAGGACCGCCGCTTCAAGGAAGGGGACACGGTGGAGGTCACGGCGTGGGAGCGTCTGCGGGAGGCTAAAGCCTATCAGGCGGAGATGCTGAAGAAGTTCCCCGCGGACGCAGTCCAGGTGAAGGTGCAAATGGCCGGGGACGCCGTGCACAACTTCACGGGCTTTCCGCCCTCACTGTTCAGGCAGTTGGCCTCTCAACTGGAGCTGAGCGACGAGCAGAAGGTCCTGTTGAAGGACATCATGTACCGCTACGCGCCGGGCCGGAGCTTCGTAAAGTACCTGCGACGTCGCCGCGGGATCAAGGGCTTCTCACGGGATGCCCAGCGGGCCTACGCCAGCTACATGCGCTCGGTGTCGAACCATCTGCCCAGGTTGAAGTATCGCTGGGAGCTGGAGCAGGCCATAAGCGACCTCAAAGAGCTGGCTGCCAAGCAGCCCCTCGATTCGGTGGCGTACGACCGGCTGGTGAGTGAGGTGAACCGGCACTACGAATACCTGATGAACCCGGGGCACGAGTTCGCCGTTCTGCGAGGCGGGCTGTTCCTGTGGTACTTCGGGTTCAACCCCAAGCAGATCCTCGTCAACCTCACGCAGCTCCCGCTCTTCACTTACCCCTACCTGGCTGACACCTACGGGGACCGCGCAACGGTTAGGGAGCTGTCCCGGGCTATCGCCCACATCTCCAAGCCGAGCCGCTACATGGAGAACCTCTCCGACGTGGCGGACGCGGTCAGGCGAGCGGTGAAGGAAGGCTTCATCAACGAGAGCTATGCAACTGAGGTCTCGGCCTACGCCGAGCGGCAGCTCCTGACGAGGGCGCTGCCCTTGGACCTCGGAGATCGAGTCCTCAAACCTCTGCTCGATTGGGCCACGTACGGGTTCCGGCTCTCTGAGGAGTTCATGCGCCGAGTCACGTTCGTGGCGACGTACCGGCTGGCTGCCGCCAAGGGGGCGGGGCCGGAGGAGGCATTCCGCCTTGCCCGCAAGGCGGTGGACGATACGATGTTCGAGTACACCCGCCTTGCTCGGCCCCGCATGATGCGAGGCATCGCCGCGCCCTTCTTCGTGTTCCGCATGTTCCTGCAGAACGCCCTCTACTACAGCTTCACGGGGAAGGAGGGGCAGTTCAGCCTCAGAAGCAAGGGCGGGTGGCGGTATTGGCTTGGGATGGGCTTGGCAGGCGGCCTCGCTGGCCTGCCTTTCGCCCAGAACGTTGCGGACCTGCTCAAGCTCCTGCTGACGAAGTCCAAGGAGCTTCTAGGTCTGAAAGACCCCTACACGGACCTCCTCCTCGAAACTCGGCGCTTCCTCGCCGAGCTGGGCACGAACCCTGACTATCTGGTAGACGGGCTGTCCAAGTACTCGCTGGGCCTTGCGGCCCTGGAGCATCTGTTTGGCGTGCCCTTCCCGGCCTTCAACATAGCACCCTCTATCCAGATGGGCTACGTCCTGCCCACAGAGCCGCTGGTGGCAGGACTGCTCGGTGAGAGGGAGTGGAAGGAGGCCGTGCTGGGGATGATCCTAGAGACAGCCGGTGCCGGTGCCTCCACCATGACCACCATGGCCAAGGCCATGATGACCCACGGGTCGGACTCCCTCTACACGCTGCGCGTCGCGGCCCCCGCCGTCGTGCGGAACATAGCCCGGGCAGCGGAGTACCTGAGCCTCGGCGCAGCCACGGATGCCCACGGCAGGGTCATCGTCAAGTTCGACCTGCACAACCCGGGTCACATCGCAGAGATCGTAGGGCAGGCCCTGGGCTTCCAGCCCACTCGGGTGGCGGTGGAGGCGGAGCGGAACATCGTGCTGAATGACATGGTCCGCTACTACACCGGCCGTAGATCGGCCATCCTTGCCGCCTATACACGTGCGATTGCCACTAAGGACCGGGAGGCAGCCGCAGACGCCCGGCGGGAAATTGTGGAATTCAACCGCACTGCGCCGAGGGAGTTCCGGATCACGGCTCGGGAGCTGGCCGAGTCCCTCCGCACCCGGGTGAAGAACACCCAGCTCCGCCTCCGCGGCTACCCGCTCTCTAAGGAACTTGTTCCCCTTGCTCGGGAGCTGAGGCAGGCGTACCCACCAGTATCCGCCCCCCGTCAGCCCACTCCACAATAAGGCCTGCTCGAAGGGCGGACTCCAGGATCTTCTGAAAGTCCTGAAAGCTCGTTCCGTAGCGGGAGAAGTAGGCCCTGTAGAGGACCGAGAGGGGCATCGGGCCGCGCTTGGCCACAAGGTCCACCAACCGGCTGGTCTGCTCGCCCTCCGACGTGAACACCATCATGCGGTGGACCTCGGACATGCCTGCCTCTATCTCATCAAGGTACCGCACGGCCCGTTGCAGGTCACTTGCCTCGATGACCATGGAGTCGGAGCGGGAAGCGGACAGGACCATGGCCAACTTGTGGGCGTGGGTCTGCTTCCGGGCAAGGTATCCTTGCCACTCGGTGGTCTGCGCAGACTGCAACTCGTGGTAGAGCTTCTCATACCACTTCGTGCCCCACTCAATGGCCTCCGGCGTTAGTTGGAACTCTCCCTTGAGAAGGGAGATTCTCTCTAGATCGCTCAGCAGATCCTCCCTCCGAACCCTGTGCTGAACCTTGGCGAAGTGCTCCTTGGGATAGGCAATAAGCTGGCGCTTACGGTCCGCGTACACAAACACCGTCCGCGCGACGAAGCCTCCGGCAAGCAGGCTTGTTGGCAGGTTGTCCGACAACCAAGCTGGCGTCGTGGCCGCGATGATGTTCACCCACGGGTTGCCCAGTACGGCAGAGCCAAAGTGAGCCGTGGCCTTGGACCAGGTCCTTCTCCCGTCCCACAGATCGCACAGCACGTCAATCATCTGCGGGTCGTGGAAGTTGACAAGGGTCCCAAGCTCGGAGGTGCAGTATGTCACGCAGGACATCTGCATCCACGACCCGTCAGGCATCTGAACGGCTTCCGCCGCCTCTACGTGGATCTTGATCATGGCTTGCCATGTAGCCGCACTGGGGCCAAGCCGGATGGTTCCCAGATCAGCGAGCAACTGCTCGCCGATGCCGATGGCGCTGGACTTCGTCGCGACACCGGGTGGGGCGACGAGGCAGATGTAGAAGTTGGGAGTCCACTCGAAGAAGACCTGATTAATGTAGACCTTACGGCGGAGCACCGCAGCGATGGTGCCGACTCCCACCCAGAAGTGGAATACAGTGGGGGCCTCCGTAGGCCCTGTGAACTCCAGGTACGCTTCGAGCCATCCCTTGAACTTTCTCATTGCAGTTCATTTCTTCATCTCTGATTGGCGAAGGCCATACTTGACGTCTACGGGGATCACAAGCGGGTCCGGGTACGGAACCACTACGGACATGCAGCGCTTCACCACCTCCAAGGCCTCCTGGAGATGGACCTCCGGCGCTTGAAGCAGGAGGGCGTCGTGCCAGTGAGCCAGAGGCTGAATGTCAAGCCGCCGGGCCTCAGGGTCTCGCTCGATGTTCAGAAGCCCGAGGTTCGTGCAGATGGCTACGGTGGACTGGGGAATCCAGGCGAGAGCCTCCGTAAGCGCATCCTCAGGCCGGTCGAAGATGATCAGCTCGTAACCGAACTGGTTCCGGACTCGGCGATTCTCCCTGATCTCTCGATTAATGCGCCAGTGCCATTGCAGGATCTTCGGATGCTCCGCGAACCATCGGTTCCGGCACTGGGTGGCCCAGGCCACGGAGATGCGCAGGGTCTTGGCCACAGTGCGCGGCTTCGCCCCGTAGTTGACCATGTGGACGAACTGCTTCGCGAAGTCGCGGTTCGTCCCGATGACCTTAGCGTTGGCCTCGTGGATGTCCTCGTGGCGGATGAGGTGCTTCAGCACTTCATCGTCCGCCTCCCACACTACCACGTACAGGTCCGCGCGCTCAAGGTCCGCCTCGATGAGGACGTAGCCGGGATCGGGCACGATTAGTGCCCTGGGTGAGCCGACTTCATCGGGGATGGAGGCCTTGCCCTTCGCCCCAGGTTTGGGGATGTTCTGCAAATTGGTGCCCCAACCTAGCGGGTTCCGGCTTGAGGAGAAGCGAAAGGTGGCGGTGCCAGCCGGGTTGAAGCTGCAATAGAGCCGGTCCAGGGGTCCGGGAGCCTGAAGCAGGCCCGAGCGCAGGCTCCGCACGGAGCGGGCCTCCCGAATGGCCCGGATGGCCGGGGCTAGAAGCGGCTCCGTCCGCGCAAGCTCATCAAGGGCTTCGTCTCCCACCGAGGGATTCTTGGTTTTCCTGTCTAGCGGAAGGCGAAGCCCGAAGTCCTCTGCGAAGAGCTTGTGGAGCTGGCCGCCTTGACGGGTAGCCCACGGATCTACATCGTGGCCGAACAGCTGTCGGAGGTAGGCAAGGCGATCAGAGATCGCCTTCACAGCCGCTGTGGACATGCGCTGACGCTCCTCCACGTCCACAGGGAGGCCCCGCAGCTCCATCTTGAGCACGGGGGCGAAAAGACCCATCTGGATGGAGAGTTGCTGGTGGAGCTGCCGCGCATCCACGATGCGGTAAAGGGCTTCCGCCACCTGAAGGGTGTAGAGACAGTCAAGGCAGTTGTAGCGGCGCAAGGCCCGCTGTTCCAGCAGGGCTGTAGGCCAGTCCTTCTTCTCCTCCTCACCACCGTAGCGCTCGTGTTTCCAGAAAGTGTACCAGTCGCAGTACAGGGAGGCGCAGTAAGCGAGGCTCTTCTTGGTGCTGGGGAAGCACAGATGGTGCACCAGCATCGTGTCCAGCTTCGGCGTCAGCCAGATGGAGAAGAGCCAGGCAAGCCAGAAGGCGTCGTAGAGCAGGTTGTGGCCCACCACGCGCCCGGAGCTGCACAGGTCGCGAAGCGACAGGAGGAGCTGAAGCTCCTCGCCCTCGCTCCACCGGCTGACACTGTCATGAACCAAGGGGATGGACATGGCCTCATGGCCGAAGGCCAGCCCGATGCACAGGATCTGGCCGCTGCCTGTCTCAAGGTCGAGGGACACCATGGACTGGTGCTTGCACTCCTCGATGAACTCAAGGGCTTCATCGAAGGAGGGGTCCACGTAAGTGGACCATGCGGGAGGCCGGCGCTCGCCTGTAGTGAGCCACAGCGCCCGCTTCATGTCCACGATCACGTCCTTGCGGTCGGACCACTGGCGAAGGATCGCTGCTGGGTGATAGGTGGGAACGACGTACGTTCCCTCCTCGAAGGAGAGGATGGAGCCTCGCCAAGTGCCGATGCCGCTGCGGCCCGTCAAGGCCCACAGGGCGATGTCGCCCAAGGCGAGGACCACCTTGGGTTTGTGGGTGCGGATCTCCGTAAGGAGGTCCTCCAGGTCCGGAAACTGGTCCGCTCGAACCCACCTACCATGGAACTGAACAGCGTCCGGCCACGGCGCGCGCTTGCGCTTCGCTACGAAGTGGGAGATGTCATTGTTCAGCGGGCGGACCTTGAAGACATTACAAATCCTGCACGAAGTGCGGACGATCCCGGCCTGGTGCAGCATGTTCGTCAGCTCCCGCCCGGAGGAACCAACGAACGGGCGGCCCTGAAGCTCTTCCTCAACTCCCGGAGCCTCGCCCACGACCCAGATGGAGCTGTCCAGCGGACCCTCGAACGGTACCTTCATTTCGCCCGCTCCTGTTCAATCTGCTTGAGGCGCTCCAAGACCATAGCCGCTGCCTCCGAGTCTGTGTCAAAGCCGTAGGCCTTCAGGCCCAGGCGGTGCGCGGCCCCGAAGATGGGACCGGAGCCGCAGAAGGGGTCGCAGACCACACTTGCAGGATAGGCGCTGCGCCTCAGAAGTTCCACGTACAACTCTGTGGGCTTCTGATCCTTACCGACGCTTGGGCACAGAATCACGTCCGGCCCCATGTTGACAAGAGACCTCGCTCCACGCACCGCAAACAGTATCGGCTCGTAGGCATCTACATGCCCAACCGTGTATTTCGACTGCGCTCCTTCGCGCACCCAGATGAAGGGCTTCGCCCAAACCTTCCATCCGGCTTTCTCCATCAGCTCCGCAAGATCAGCGAAGCGGCGAGTGGTGCAGAACACGTAGGCGTGGGCCGACGGCCCCTTCTCGGCCATGAGCTGCGCCACCTCGCTCAGAAGGGGCGAAATGTGCCTCCAGTTGTCCGGAGGCCAGGCCTCCCAGAAGCTGTGCTTCCTCGCGTGGTAGGGCGGGTCCACGATGTAGACGTCTACCGGCTCTTCAAGGGCTTTCAGCCCCTCTCGCGCGTCCACCTGTCGGAACACGAACTTGTTCGCCAGCGGGCTGTCGGGGTCCCTCCTGGCGATAGCCTGACGAAGCTGAAGCTCCGCCACCCGGCAAAGCCGCCTCAGGGCCTCCCTCTGGCTCGGAGCACGGGCAATCTCGGGGACGGAGAGGTAGCGGTTCAGGATCACCGCCTGCCTCACCGTGGGCACAGAGGCCTTCACCCCCTTCTCCGAAAGCAGCTCGGCGGTGTCCTTCAAGGCCCAGTCCTCAGACTCCGCCCTCTTCATCTCGTGGATCGCAGCGATAGCCGCCACCTTCTCCTGCCACGGTAGGTCCACCCGACGCAGGTTCTCCTCCAGCTCCAGTGCGCGGACCTGAAGCTCGGAGCGGTCTACGACCAGGACCGGGGCGCAGCCCGGCGGAACCTCCGTATCCCCAAAGCGAATGGTCTTGCCCTGGCTGTAAAGCCGGTCAATCGCGCGCAGGCGGCGCTCGCCCGAGATGAGCTTCATGCCCTCTCTTCGCACCACGAGGGGATGGAGCAAGCCGTGCTCCAGGATGGACTCTGTCAGCTCCTGGAGCGGCTCTTCTTCAATCGTCTTGCGGAACCGGCTCGGCTCCACTTGGATTTCTGAGATCTTCACGAACTGCATCCGTGCCTCCTGAGATGGGGGTGGGGAGGCCCCCACCCCCTGAGCGCTAGACGGCATTCACCTGAGCGACGTCGTTGTAGACATCGCCAGTCTCCGGGTCCACGCGGTGCGTGACTCGGATCCGGGCCACCTGGCCCTCCAGCATCTTTGGAGACCAAGGCCGTCCCGGATCGTTCTGGCGCACCGCCTCACGCAACCGGCCCAAGCGGATGTTCTTGGTCGGAGCGAGGTCCAGCGTGCCCTCGGGCGTCAGGTCCAAGAAGATGGACTGACGCACTGGCACGTTGGCCAGGTCCTTGTCCGCCAGCGTGGGGCTGTCGGAGATGCGCCAGGTCACGTCCAAGATCACGGCCTGCGTGCCGTCATCCCGAGTGACCGCGCGGACGCGGACGCCGGTGATCCCGGCAATGTACTCGCCATCGGGGACCACAGGAACGCGAGTGCTCATCGCACCCGTGACGGTAGCGTTGAGAAACGCATTTGGATCGAACAACATAGTTTCCTCCTATTTGGCGTTAGCCCCTCGCCACGCCTGGATGAGCGTGACGAAACTCGGTTGCAGGTTGTTGGACAACGGCAGATGGGAGGACCGAAGGTCCATCTTGGGGTCTGCCGTTGACCAGAAGAACTTGTCCCCCTCGCGCCGGGCGAGGATGATTTCATCGAAATTGACGCCGAGCACCGGGCCGAGCTTGCGGCCCAGGGTGTGGATCACGAACTTGGCCACGTTGCCGGCCATCTCGTCGAGCACGTACTCGATGTGGGCGGTGATGATGAGATGGCACTTGAGCGCCACAGCGAGGGTGTCAATGATGCGCTGCAGGTTGTCCATCGCGACGCCCCAGTCGGGCTGCGACAGCACGGGCTTCGCCCCCACCACAAGGGCGCGAGCCATGCGGTTGAGGCCCGTGAGGCTGTCCACCACGAAGGCCCAGTCGGTGCCGAGCTGACCGATGTCGCCCACGCGACGCCCCTTGGCGTCCACGAAGTCGTTGCAGAGCTTGAGAAAGTCCAGCAGTTGCGTCGAAGACGCATGGTCCACGCCCTTCATCTTCTGAAGGTCCGCGGGCGCAAGCAGGTTCAGCTTCTTGCCCACGTCAATGAGCGTGGACCAGTCCGGGGCGTAAGGTGGTAGGTAGGTCCAGTAGAAGCGCTCGTGGCCCAGCAGGTCCCGCAGCACGTTCTGCGGACTCGGCTCGGTGAAGAGCGCCGCGACCTTGAGGTCGAGCGACGGATCAAGAAGGGTCCGCAGGGAATAGGTCTTGCCCACGCCCTGCGGGCCGCACAGGAAGACTTTCACTCCGTGCCGCTGCATGGCTTCGCCTCCAGAAGCTCTTTCTCGACAGACGACAGGTCCCTGCGCAAGCGCTTTCGCAGCTTCTCGATGCGGAGCGTGATGTCCTCCAGCCTCGTGACGATGTCCAAGTCGAAAAAGCGGTAGCTGATGCTATCCACTGCCTCGTACGCTTCGTCGAGCTTGTCCAGCGCGGAGCGAAGCGCATCCCGCCCGCGAAAGAGCTGTGCCGTTTCGATGTGCATCAGTCCTCCTTGCCAATTGCAACTGGGTTCCACGCCTGCTCCTCGAAGCCACAGGCGGCTTCCCAGCCGTGAGGCTCCTCGATGACGCAGAGCTGACGGAATGGGCAGCCCCCATAGGAGGAACAGGCGTCGCCCAGGTTCTGAGACCACAGGTTTCTCTCCACGGCATCGCGCAACTGACGGGCCGTGAAGCACAACTCCTCGAACCAGCGCTCGATGCGCCAGTCGGCTACGCCGATTATGACGGTGCTGAAGTCTATGGCGGTCACCTGGAGCGCCACCCGGCGGACGAGAATCCACCTGGGGTCGAAGCCCAACTGCCGGGCCGCCCAGACGTAGCCCCAGAACTGGCCTCGAAGCTCCCAGGAGTTGGTGTCCCGCTCGAAGGAGCGGCAGGTCTTCTCGTCCACCACGACGATGCCCAGCTCCGGATGCTCCCCAATGAGATCAATGCGACCGGAGTAGAGCATCGGCGTGCCGTCGCTCCAGTTCAGGGGCAGTTCAAGGGTGAAACTCACCTCGATCGTGGGCGTGCCATCCGCAAGGCGCAGGGGTACAGGGCTGTTGCCGTACTGGTCCAAGTAGGCGGCGTAAGCCGTCACCACCCGGTCCAGGGCTTTCGCTCGGTGCCTGTCGTCCACCGAGTCCAGCGTGTAGGCTGTCAGGAGGGCTTTCAGCCCCAACTCCTCACTCCCCGTACGGCGGTACTCCGCCAGCCCGGCGGCGAAAGCCCCGCCAGCGATAAGGTGGACGTTAGGTGCCCTTGGCGCTAAGCGGCGGGCGTAGCGCCAGTAGAAGCGGGCTGGGCAAGCTCGGAAGTCCTGGACTCCCGTGGAGTCCAAGAACTCGACTGGCTCAAAGGGCTTGCCCCTGATCATCGAAGATGTCCTCCAACTTCACCTTAACGGACCTGCGCTTGGGCTTCGCCCCTACGAGGGCGGCCCGCGCCTTTCGAACCGCGGCGAGAGCCTGCCGCAGCTCTTCGAGCGGGACCTCCTCTCCGCGCAGGATTTTCGCCCGCGCTTCGCTGACTAAGGTCAGAATGTCAAGTTCGTCGCTCATCGCTTGCTCCCTTCAAGGACCCTAAAGGCCAACTTTCCCAGCCCGGCTTGCAGCAGCAGGACCGCGGCATCGCAGAGGTACTCGGCAACCTGCCGGTCTGTGACCTCTTCAGACCTCGTGTTGTAGAGCATCTCCAGCCTGGCCTGCCTGACCTCCCGGAGGATCTGCTCTAGCTCCTCTGACGGAGCCAAAAAGGCCAGCTCGTCAAGCAGGGCGTAAGCCGCCTCAAGCAGGAGTCTGGCTCTCACCATGCTCACCTCCGGCAACCTGCTCAAGCCACAGTTCCAGCGCCTGACGGCATGCCTCGCTCTTCATGCCGTAGCGCGGGCGCTGCAGGAGCGGATCGTAGAGCAGAAGCTCAACCTTGGCTGCCAGCTCACCGGGCAACCAAATGACCCAACGGACGGGGCTGTCGCCCCTAGGTGTGCGGCCTCGTGGCATCAGTTCACCTCCCTTGCAGCTTCGGGTGACTCCCAGTAAGCCACCGGATAGAGCCGCCCCGACATCGGCTCCTGAATGAAGCCCTCCAAAGCCTCTAACAGGGTTTGGACTTGGCAGCTTGGGCCTACCTTGAGCGCACTTCGAGTACCGAACCAGAACGACGTTAGGTCTACGTTCTGGTACACCACAATGTACCGGGCACCTTGCGCTAGCTTCCGGAGGTCCTCGCGGGCCTCCGGGATGAACATCTCTTCCAACTCTTCGAAGCTGGACAGTTTCTTCACGTTAGTGGCCATAGGTCCTCCAAATGATCTCCCTGCACTCCACCTTGAACTTGGAATCGTCCAAGCCCTCGCAAGTGATCTGCCTGTCCTTCACCAGGACCTGAAAGGTCCCCTTCACGGCCAGGGCGCAAGCCCCGATGAAGGCGTTCACATAGCTGTCAGCCTTGATGGTAATTCTCGCCTCGCAGCCCGAGATTGGTACCTCGAATTTACCGTCTAAGGTGTCTACTTGGATCAAGTCGTTGAACACTGAAAGCTTCTCCGTAGAGGGGAAGCTTCCCCCGAAACAATTCGTTGTGATGATCTCAACTTCCATTTGTCCTCCTTCTCCATTAGTACCCGGCTAGGTTGTGGATGAGCCACTCCCTGACCGGCGTGAAACAGCCAGTTAGCTCTGGATTCTCTCGAACCAGCCATCGCGCGGTCTGGTTGATTCGCTCAAGCTTGTTCGTGGCCATAGCCTTGGCGGTGTGCCATGCCCGTGAGACGAGCACCTGGTGCTCGTCCATCCAGCGGAACACCTCATAGGGAGACATCTTGCGCTCAGTCATCGCTGCCCTCATAGTCCTCCCAGGCCCCGGCGTACCACGCCTCGTCAATTGCCTGGGCGAGCCGCTCCTCGTCCTGGGCTTCAAGGATGTGCAAGGCCTCTTCGAGGCCCCAGTAGTCGAGAAAGGCCAGGGCGTCGTTCTCGGATGGCGTGCAGTGATCCGGATGGCAGTACGGTCCCAGCTCCGCCAGCTTAATGGCGCGAGCCAAGTAGCGGATCAACTCGCGCTTGTTGCGGATCCCAAGCTTCTCAGACAGCATGTGAGTCCTCCCAGTGCCCGCACGGCTTCCACAACAGCCAGGCACGCGCGACCTCTCGCCGGCCCTCCTCATCTCGCTGCTCGCTCAGCCGCTGCCAGAGCTCGCGGACAGTGAAGGCATCCTCCGCCCTGGCCCTAACCTCTATCAAGGCCTCGCGCTGGGTCCTGAAGGGGCCTTTACTCGGCGGATCTCCAACCCAAGCCCGGCGCTCGTTGGAGTAGCGCCAGAGCGCCCAGCCTCCGCGCGGGCATTTCACCACAGCCCACGTGCCATAGGGATCTTGAACCTCGATTCTAGGTCTCATCGGTCCTCCTTCCGGGTCTCCACCTTCTCAGGCTCGACGAGCCGGACAACCCAAGTGGTCATCGAGAACCCGTCCACGTCTCGCGCCGTGACGGCGATGCGCCCGTGCGCCTCAACGCGGATGTTGAGGTTTGCGTTGACGTAAAGCTCAACGTCGTCCGTGCCCAGGAGAACGCCGTTGGGTGCCAGAACCCGGACTTCCACACTGCCGGGTTCTACGGGCATCTGAATGTCCGTGGATCCGACCGCCAGCGAAATTACGTCGGGCGCGATCTCAACCCGCCTGGCGGAGTATACCCAGCCATTAATGGGGCCACTGCTGTCTATCGTGATGTACACAGGTTCTCCTTCACTCTCCACACTTCCTGAGCAGGCGAACCCGCCTGAAGGCCCACGTGCCCGTGGGCCAGCTACCGAAGCCGCCCAGGCGGATTTCGTCTATGACTGGCCGGAGGCAGGGGTGCCTCCAGAGCCATTTAGCCGCGTTGACCATGTCAGTGCAGGCCACTCGGAGGTCCGGGAGCCGGACCGGCTCCTTTGCCTCGCACTCCCAGACCTCATAGCAGTTGTGCGTCTTGGCGCGAAGCCTCTGGGCGAAGCCGTCGGCGGAGGCCCGACTTGAGAAGACCAACAGCCCGCCCACCGGGGCTTCGGCCCACTCGCCGGGCTTGTACTCAACCAGGAGCTCGGGATGGTCCATAAGGCAGGACACAAGCGTGCCTTGCTCGGTCCTGCGGACCACTTTATAAGCTACCGTCGAATTCATCGCCTGCCTCCAACTTGTCGTACAGCTCCGTCACGCGAGCCAGCAGCCGCGCGGCGGTCACGTGGATACGGCGGCCTGTGGCCAGGTTTTCGGCCTCGAAGACGTCCAACCTGCCGCGACGCCAAGGCATGCGAGCGGTGACCCGCACGATGACGAGGTCACCGTCTACCTTAGCGAAATACCGCCTTCCGATAACGACTTCCTGCTGCCTCATTGCGCGTCCTCCGACAGAAGCCCTCTCCTCCTGGCGTAGCGCTTCAGGCGCACGCGCAGGCGCGCACACCGGATGCAGCGGCATCTGACACGATGCCGTTGCATTTTGGAAGCGCGCCTTACTATCACCTTCAACAGGTTTTCCGCACTCATCATGTGTCCTCCCGTTCAGTACCTCTCCAACGGCAAGGGCCGAGGGATGCCTCGCACGATGCGCGACCCCGGCGCGGCCCGCCGAAGGATGGCGATTGCATCTTTAGGGGTGCAGTCGGGGTAGCACCCCCACTCAGCCGTCAGCTCCCAACCGTCAGGGCCACATTGCTGCGGCCTCATGAGGGTGGCTTCGCCGGAGTCGTTCAGCTCCACGACGGCGGCGATGCAACCTCCGCGGACGGCTGACCACGTACCAGCTTTGATCCTCTTTGCCATGCGTCCTCCGAAAACAAAGAGGGAGTGGGGTTAACCCCCACTCCCTTGAGAAGCCTCCTGGCTCAGAATCTGTGAGGGGACTCGGTAGCCCAAGCCCCTAGCCCGCTCCTGGTACCCGATGAAGTGCTCGAAGTCCGCCTCTTCCGGACTCTTTCCCTGGTTGTACACGGCATCAAGCCACTTCTCGATGCCGGCCAAGGCCGCTTCGAGGCACTGCTGCGCGTTTGCAGCGATGCCGCTGATGCGCTCAAGCCCAAACTTGGCCCGGGCGTGGTCTATGCACTGGTAGAATATGGCGTACGCCTCGCTAGTCAGTGCTACCCTGGCCTGTTCCTTGGTGACCGCCATAGAATCTATTCGCTCCTCCATAAAGAAATAGGGCGGGCTTACCGCCCGCCCTGCGGGAAGAACACCATATCGCCCCGACCGGCGAGCTCCTCGCTGCTGGCCAGTCGGACCAGAAAGAACTCGATCCGAGCTCCCTCAGGGAGCTCGGTTGCGCCCTCAGGGAGACGAGGACCGGTGTACTGGGCCACGAGCACGTGCTCGTCGCCCAGCACGATGGACCGCCGATCGGCGGGAAGCTCGACGCCGAGCAGCCCGCCGACGATCCGGGCAGTGTCCGCGTGCCCGATCGCGGACACGATCTCGCCCGCCTCGCGGACGAGGCGCTGGGCCTCGGAGAGGCCGATGCGGCGGAAGATGATCCCGCCGGATTGCACTTCTAGCGGCAGCATGTTGAGCGAGATTGCATTCGCCACTACCATTGGGTCCTCCTGCTGTCTCTACTCCCATTATAGCACATCTTGGCGCTGAGAAACGCCAAGATGAAGCCACTTTAACATTAAAGGTCCTTCACCTTTCCCTCCCGGCGCAGCCACTCGCGCAAGGGCTTGCCGTCTAGCAGCGCCTCGTCCAGCCAGTCCCAGCGGTCACCGTAGAGCTTCAAGATCGGGCCATCCACGGAGACCACGAACGTCTCAGCGGTCGCTGCCAGTTCAGGCTCTAAGCCCTGATACTCAGCAGCGCGCTGCAAGTTGCGCCAAGCGTACAGCATGAACCGAAACTTCGATGCAACTTGGGGGGATTCGAAGCGGATTGAGACTTGGCCTTCAGCCCTGAGTTTGCGCAGCAGGTACACGATTTGCTGCTCCGGGAACTGTATGCGGTCTTTCCTTCTGAGCATGCTCCAACCTCCATCGTGGGCGCAGCCCGAGCGCGGGCGGCCCCTTGCATTATAGCACACTTGTGCACCCCGGCGCAAGCCCCGAAGTGGAGAAGGTGCGCTGCAACCATTGATTACCATTGCTACCCATTACTGCCCATCTGATCCGCCTGCGGCCGGTAGAGGCCACTGAAGGCCACTGGAGGCCACCTGAGGCCATTAAGGCCAATTTCCAGGACCCCCGGTCTATCCGTCGTGGGTTAAATGATGGTGCCATTCTTAATGGTGCTATTTATATATGGGTATTATTAAAAAAAATTAATGTTATAGAACTATATATAGGGATGGCACCATTATAAGTACAATGGAACCATATAGAACCCACGACAGATACCCCCGGGTCCTTGAAAATTGGCCGCTATGGCCTCCACCAGCCTCCACTGGCCTCTACTGGCCTCCGCTGGCCGCAAAGGGCCGCTATCGGCCACAATTGGGCAACAGCCGCAATCAGCCGCAATCCGGTTAGTGACCACTAGGTTAGTGACCACTAACCTGCGTTTTCGCTTGAGGTTTTCGCTCCTGTAAGTGCTTGAAAACAAAAAGAGGGAACGTAGCCTTGACGCTACGTCCCCCTTCGCTGTGCCTAGATGGCCTCGATCCAGGCCATCCCATCCAACACAGCGAACTTCCCGAAGCCGCCGACAGCCTCAACCTCCACACGCTGCTCGCTCGTGCGAACGAGCAGCGTGGAATCCTCAGGCAGGTCAAGCCGGAAGCGTCCTGACGATACTAGGACGGCTTGCTCTACCACACGAATCTCAAGCTCTACGTTTCCCGGTTTGAGCGGAAGCTCACAGATCAAGCTATCGCTCTCAACTACTAGCAAGTTACAGTTGAGACCAACACGCCTCGCGTACAGGATTATGCCCCGGTTGGGGCTCTTGATCGTGACGTGCATGCCATCTCCTTTCCCCAACAAAAAGGGGAAGGCAGGGTGCTAGCACCCTACCTTCTCCTGCGGCGGTTACTCGGCTTCCTGCAGCACAACCGTCTTGTACTGCCAGACCTTAATGTGCAATGCGTCTCTGTGCGCCTTGACTTCAATAACCCCATCGTGGTGCGAGCAAATGCTCAGACCAGATGGAATTCGAAGCTCATACCTTCCTTCCAGGGTCAGGGTAACCCCTTGCGGGGCATATACCCAGACCTGGATTTCCAGGTCTCCGGGGTTGAAGGGGACAGAGATGTCCACCCCGTCCCCCTCAACAACGAGGGTGTCAAACCTGACCTCGATCCGGTCCGCGGAGAGAATCTCTCCGCAGACCCAGTTGGTCGTACCGATCTTGATCTTCATGCCGATCCTCCTTCACGCTCCCAGTACGCCACCGCGTACTGCCGTTCTGACGGCAGGTCCCCAAGCCAGATCTGGAGAGCCTGTTCCAGGCTCTTGATGCTGCACCCCGGCCCGACTTTCAGGGCGGTCCGGTGGCCGAACCGAGACGACCAGAAGTCGAGGACCTCATAGACTACGATGTGGCGCGCATCGCGCGCTAGTTGTTCTAGCGCGCCATGCACGCTGGGGTCAAACATGGCCTTGAGCTCATCAAGGCTTTCGAGTTTCTTGGGATTGGTGATCATATGCCCTCCAAAAACAAAATTGGGGCTGGCATGCGCCAGCCCCAAGATGGAATTTACTTCTCCAGTTCGTTGTTTGCTGCCTCTTGGAGATGCTCCCTAGCCACGGAAGCCATCTTCTCGATGGCTTCCCTGACTTGGGAAGCCTTGTATTCCCAATGGTCTTTCGGGTTCTTGGGAAGCCACATGTACTGGTCACCGGCCCGCACGCAAACCTGCGTGCGCCCGATGCTGATCCCAGGCAGGATCGTCATGTACAGATCCTGCCCGCACTTCTCCCTCGTCTCCTGGCAGATTTCCTGCCAGGCCTCGCACAAGGAAACCGCCAGTTCGTTGGCGGCTTCCTTCATCCGGACCCAAGCTTCCGCTGGGTCCGTTTCGATCTTCACAATCCTGTAACCCAGCATGGTACCTCCTAACTCCATTATATCACAATTTGGTGCACCATGAAGCAATTTTAATGTTAAATCTGCACATGCAGGCTTGCTGCTCGCTACCGCATCCCGGGCATGCTACCGCGCACTTCGTGCGCATCCTGGACACACTGCCGCTAGCGCATGCGCACGCACACTTCCCGCTTGCGCGCTAGCGCGCACGCTACCGCACTCCAGGCACGCGCGCACGCACTCCGCACGCATGCCTGCGGCGTACGAAGTGCGCACACTTCCCCTGCCACCGGCATCCGCGCGCTTCCCGGACCCAATCCCCCCATGCCGGCCCCGGCGTCGCGCATCTCCTTCCCCCACACCCCGCTACCCCGGTTCCAATTAATGACACCATCTAACCACCCCTCTTGACAAGTCCTTGCGGACCGAGGTACACTGTGGCTGAGATGGGGCCGAAGGCCCAGGCCGTACTGCATTGGTACCTCCTGAATCCGGAGGGGCGGGTCCGCGACTGTGCGAAGGCCCTGGGCTTGCGCCCGGGCTGGGTGGCGCAGCTCGTGCAGAGTGACAGCTTCAAGGCCGAGTACGCGGCCCGCGCGCGTGAGTTGGGGGCGGAGTCGGTCCTGAGCCTGAAGGCTCGTCTTGAGGCCCTTCGGCTCCTTGCCGCGGAGCGAGCTGAGGAGCTTCTGGTGGAGGGCAAGATGAGTGAGCGCGCGGTCATGGACCTCCTGAAGTCCGGGCCGGAACCGGCCCCGGTGCAGCCCCAGTTGCACTTCCACGTTACCGCAACGGAGCTGATGGAGGCCCGCAAGATAGCAGAGCAGTACCGAGAGGCTGTGCCGAGAAAAGATGAAAGACTCCTCCCTGTCGGATCTAGTGAAGGCGTGCGCGGTTGATCCCCTGCTGTTCTGTCGCACGTTCTTCAAGGGGACGTTCCGCCAGCCCTCGCCGCCCTTCCACGCAGAGGTGTTCAAGATCCTTGAGGACCCGCAGCACCGCCGTGTCGCGCTGGAGATGTTCCGCGGCGCGGCGAAGACCACCATCCTGCGGGCCTACGTGGCGAAGCGCCTCGTGTATGGTGTCTCGCGTACGGTGCTGTTTGTGGGCCTCAGCCAGGAGCACGCCAAGGCCTCACTGAACTGGCTTCGCACCCAGGTCGAGTTCAACCGCTTCTGGACCACGGTGTTCGGCGTGGAGAAGGGGCGGCGATGGACCGAGGACGTGATGGAGATCCACCTCAGACCGTTCGGCCATCGGGCCACGGTGATGGCCCTCGGCATCACCGGCCAGATCCGTGGCATCAACATAGGGGACTATCGTCCCGACCTGATCGTCGTGGACGACCCCATGAACGAGGAGACCGCGGCCACGCCCGAGCAGCGCCGCAAGATCGAGGACCTTGTCTTCGGCGCGCTGGACAAGAGCCTCGCGCCGGAGACCGAATGTCCGGATGCCAAGATCGTGATCCTGGCTACCTCTCTGCACGAGGACGACCTGATCAACAACTGCCACCGGGACCCGGCCTGGGCCTCGCGCAAGTTCGGTATCTTCGATGAGAGCGGCGAGAGCCGGTGGCCCGAGAGGTTTCCTACGGAGACCCTCAAGGCGGAGAAGGAGGCGCACATGCGCCGGGGCCAGCACTACCTCCGCCTGTGGCTCCGCGAGATGGAGTGCACCGCCGTGGGCGAGGAAGGCTCCCGCTTCCGCCTGGAGTGGCTCCGGTACTGGGAGGCGCTGCCCGAGGACCTTATCACCGTGATGGGCATTGACCCGGTGCCGCCCGTCACAGACGCCCAGATGGAGAAGGGTCTCGGTGATCGGGACTACGAAGTTCTGGCCGTTGTCGGCTTCAGCAAGTCCGGCTACTTCCTCCTCGACTACTCCATGTCACGCGGCCACACACCGGAGTGGACCGTGACGGAGTTCTTTCGTCTCCTCGACAAGTGGAGGCCTCTCAAGGTCCGGGTGGAGGGTGTCGCTTACCAGCGCACCCTTCGCTGGATCCTGGAGAACGCGATGCGGAACCGTGGGCGGTACGTGCAGATTGACAGTCCTTCGGACCGACGCAGCAAGGTCCACCGTGTGGACCAGGCCCTGTCGGGAATTGCTTCACAAGGGCGGTTATTCGTTCACCGTGCTCACAGGGAGTTCATCGAGCAATTCGGCGTCTTCCCGCAAGGGAAGCACGACGACGTCATTGACGCCGTGGCGCGGGCCGTGGAGGCCGCGCAGGAGCTGGCGCTGCCGGAGGTGGCACCCCTCTACGAAGCAGCGCCGGTAGAGGAGTTCGCAGGGTGGGCACCGTGATTCCTTACGATTCGGAGAAGCACCGGCTCCTTCTAGACGCCCTGACGGAGCGTTACATGGCCTCGCGCCGCAAGATGGCCGACCGCTATGCTGCGTGGCGCAAGGCGGAGGAGCACTTCAAGGCCTACATCCCGGAGACCGAGGCCGAGGCTCAACGTAGAGCCAAGCGGGAGGCGGGCAAGCCGCAGTACCGCACGCTGTTCATTCCCTACAGCTACGCCATGGCGATGGCCGCCCACACCTACCTCTCGTCAGTGTTTCTAGCTCGCTCGCCCATCTTCCAGTACGTAGGACGGCACGGCCAGGCCGAGGCCCAGACCCAAGCCGTGGAGGCCATCGTTGACTATCAGGTGCACGTGGGCCGCATGCTGGTTCCTCTCTACGTCTGGCTCATGGACCTAGTGAAGTACGGCGTGGGCGTCGTCTGCAACTACTGGGCTGTAGAGCAGACCGGCGTCCGCCGTCGCGTGGAGGTCCCGCGGGAGTTCATGGGAATCCCGATCCCCGGGACCCGGCGCGAGGAAGAGGTCTACGACCTGATCACGACGTACGAGGGCAACAAGCTGATCAACGTAAGCCCGTACGACTTCATCGTGGACCCGGGCGTGTCCCTCACGAACTTCCAGAGCGGGGAGTTCTGTGGTCGGCGCGTGATCGTGGGCTGGAACGAGATCTTGCGCCGCTCCGAGTCCGGTGAATACTTCAACGTGGATCAGATCTCTCGGGGCATGGCTGACTACACGGGTCGGGAGGAGCGGTTCCCGCAGGACCTCCCAGAGGAGGTGGACGAATGGCGCATGTCCATGCACTTCGACGAGAGGGGCCGCACGCCGAGCCGGGTTCGCCTGTGGGAGATCGTATGGGAGCTATCGCCAGCCGAGTGGAACCTGGGCGACCAAGTGTGGCCCGAGAAGTGGGTCTTCACGGTGGCCGAAGGCCGGGTGATCATCGGGGCGAGGCCCCTGGGCCTCTCGCACGGCCAGTTCCCGTACTTCGTGCAGACCTATGAGTTCGACGGCTACAGCCACAGCTCCCGGGGCATGCTCGAAATCACCGCCCCGCTGTCGGACGTCTTGAACTGGCTGATTGACAGCCGCATGGCGAACGTCCGTCAGATGCTCAACAACCAACTGATCGTTGATCCCTCGAAGATCAATGTAGCGCAACTGGAGCGCGGCCCGGGCTTCATCGCCCAGTTGCTGCCTACAGCCTACGGCACCGATCCGCGGACGGCTTTCGCTCAGGTATCCATTGCGGACGTCACGGTGACTCACTTCCAAGATGTGAAGCTCTTGATGGAGCTGATCCAGCGGGTCACGGGCGTGACCGACAACATGATGGGTGTGGTGTACCCCGGCGGGCGCAAGACCGCGACGGAGGTTCGCACAGCTACCTCCTTCGGCATCAACCGCTTGAAGGTTCTAGCCGAGTTCTGCTCCGTCATCGGTTGGGAGCCGCTGGCTCAGGTCCTGCTACAGAACAGCCAGGAGATGTACACCGAGCCGATCAAGGTGCGGCTTGCCGGGGATCTAGCCCGCCGGACCGGGCTGCCCCAGGTAGTTGAAGTGCGGCCCGAGGACATTGCGGGGTTCTATGATTTCGTGCCCGTTGATGGTACAATGCCTATAGACCGGGTGGCGCAAGCCATGCTCTGGCGGGAGCTGCTCGCCACCATGACGCAGGTGCCCGAAGTGATTGCCAAATACGACATCGCGGGGATCTTCTCTTGGGTGGCCCAGCTTGCCGGGCTGCGTAACATCACGCAGTTCGAGCTGCGTCCTGATGAGATAATTGCGAAGCAGGCCCAGTTGGGCAACTTGGTCCCCGCAGGAGGTGGGCGTGAGGCCAGAGGATCTCAAGCGCAAGGAAGAGCTGTTCGCGAAGAAGCGGGCACTCCAATCCTTGCTGGAATCCCCGGGCTGGGGCCTCTTTCTTGATGCCCTGGACCGGGTGATCTTAGCACGGAGGTTGCAGGTGTTTGGTGAGCCGCTTGACTCCCTTGACTCCATCGTGCGCCTCGTGCGCACGAAGGGTGAGGTTGGCGGTCTTATGGTCTCGAAGGAGATCCCACGTGCCATTCTGAACGACATCGAGGCGGACCTAGCGGTTCTGCTTGAGGAGGCATAGGTATGCCGGAAGAGGCGATTGCCGAAGTGGCGGATGTGTTGGAGGTGGAGCAGCAGGCGTTGGCGGAGCCTCCTGTGGAGGCTCCACAGGAGGAGACACCACAGGAGGAGGCTCCCGCCGAGGCGGAAGCTCCTCAACCTCCTGCTGAGGCGGAGGCCCCTGCTCAGCAGCCTCCACAACAACAGCCTCCAGCGTTGACGCCGGAGGCCCTTGCCAAGGCCCGGAACGATGCGATACAACGTATCGCACAGCGCTTCACGTTCACAGACGAAGAGCGCGAGTCGCTTCGCGAGGAGCCGGAGAAGGTTCTGCCCTCGCTGGCTGCGCGTCTCCAGGTGGAGACCTACGAGATGGTGCTGGCAGCCTTGCACTCGGTGCTGCCCACCCTCATTGGGCAGGCTATTCAGGGTCACCAGGTCGCGCAGACCACGCACAGCAAGTTTCTTGAGCGGTGGCCGGAACTCAAGGACCCGCGCTATGAGCCGGTGATCCGTGAGGTCGCGGCCCAGTACCGCAAAGCTTTCCCTAATGCGACTCCGGAGGATGCTATCGAGGACATTGGGCGGATCGCGATGCGAAAGCTCGGAATCAAGCCCAAGTCTCCAGAGCAGAAGGCGAGGCCCACTTCGCCGTCTCCGAGGTCGTATGTGCCGGCAGGGCGCGGGGCTGCAAGCTCGGCCCAGCCGGTAAAGAAACCCGAGCCGAATCTGTGGGCGGAGCTCGTTGAGGACTAACCAACTCTCGGAGGTTGAACGATGCCTATTACCTTTGCAGGTCTCCGTGGCACCGGGAGTTGGGGGGACCATGAGCGTCCGACCAACTTCCGGGAAGCCATTTTGTGGCTTAACCCGAACGGCTCGGCTCCTCTGACCGCGCTGTTGTCGAAGACGGCTGAGGAGGCCGTGGACGATCCGCAGTTCTCTTGGTTTGAGGAGAAGCTGGAGCCGCTTCGGGTTCGAATCAACTTCAACGCCGGCTTCTCTACCACCGACACCACCCTGACCATTGCAGGCAACGGCTTGCTGTGCGTGCCCGGGATGGTGTTCCAGGTGGAGAAGTCCGAATCCACCACCTACGACAACGAGCACATCATGATCTCGTCCGTCACCAGTGACACGCAGATCGTGGTGAAGCGTGGTGTTGCAGGGACTAGCGCAGCGCCCATCCCGAACAATACGTGGCTGACCTGCCTCGGCACGGCGTATCCGGAAGGCACGGACAAGCCTGCCTACGCCAGCCGGAACCCGATCAGGAAGTACAACTACTGCCAGATCTTCGAAACGGCGATGGGCATTACCTGGACCGCCCAGAAGACCTACGCTCGTACGGGCGATCCTTGGAAGAACGAGAAGCGTCGGAAGATGTTCGATCACGCCGTGCAGATGGAGTTTGCCTTCATCTTCGGCAAGCCGTACGAGGACACTTCCGGTCCTCAACCTCGTCGGTTTACCGGCGGTTTGAGGCACTTCATCGAGACCAACGTGACGATCTTCACGACGACTCCGACTGAGGACACCTTCCTCAACGCAGTGTACAGGGTCTTCGACTATGACACTGCGGCGGGGAACGAGCGCATCGTGTTGGCCGGTAACGGGGCGTTGAACAGCCTGAACAAGCTGGCCCGCGGTTCGGGCCGGATTCAGTTCAACGACGTGGTAAGGGTGTACGGCATGCAGTTGCAGCGCTGGGTTCTGCCCCAAGGCACGCTGCTGTTCCGTAGCCACCCGCTGTTCAACGTGCACCCGCGCTACACCTACAGCATGATCATCCTTGACCCGACGAGCCTCAAGTACCGCTACCTGTACGACACCAAGTTTGTTGACAACGTGCAGACCCCGGGCAAGGCTGCGCGTGAAGCGCTGTGGTACACGGAAGCGGGGCTTGAGGTTCAGCACGAGAGTACGAACGGCTACATTGGGAACTTCGTGGTGTGAGCTATGGATGTGAGAGTTATCATCTGCGTTCCATCAGGCCGTGAATGGTCGGCGAAGTTTGGGATGTCCCTTGCCGGTATGGCGATGCACTTCATTGCCAATCGCCTGCCTTGGGCCAAGTCTCAATCCCTGACCATTTACAACAAGCGCGGGTCCATTCTTCCCCAGTTGCGGGAGGAGCTGGTTCGCGACGCCCTGAAGGCGGATGCAACCCACATCCTCTTTGTGGACTCAGATCAGACGTTCCCTCCGGACACCCTGAATCGCTTGCTTGCTTGGAAGTTACCGTTCGTTGCTTGCAACGTGGTCGTGAAGACCTTCCCTGCGGTTCCCACCGCCCGAGCGCTAGACCCGCTGGACAACCGGGGCCGTGTGGTTTACTCCACCGGCCCCGGTCTCGAAAAGGTTTGGCGCATTGGGCTGGGCGTCGCCCTCATAGACACTCAGGTCTTCCGAGCCATTGAAGAGCCGTGGTTCCTGATGAAGTACATGCCGAACAACACCTTCATGGGGGAGGACTGGTACTTCTGTGAGAAGGTGGAGGCCGCAGGCTTCCCGATCCACGTAGACCATGGTCTTTCGCTCCAGGTAGGCCACATCGGAGACCTGGAGTACATCCACGACTACTGTGGGGCCGAGAGGCGGCTCACGGAGGCTCTCCGTACCGCCTACAAGCTCGGAGCGATCAACAGCAAGGAGCCACAAGATGCCTTTAGGTCCGGGAGTTCGGTACAGGGTCAAGACGACCAAGACGGGAAAGAAAGTCCGGCTGGCGTTCAAGGGCAATCAGGTCATCGAGGCCAAGAACCTTGAGACCGGTGCCACTCACACGCCTGAAGAGTTCGCGCGCAAGCGCCGTCGCAAGAAGGGATCTCGGGGATGGGACGATTTGCTCTAGCTTCTCGCCACGCATGGGTCCTCCTTGCCCGCTCCGGGGAGGGGCTTGACCGCCCCTCCCCGTCTTTTGGAGGTGAGTAGTGGGGCTTGAGTCGAACGTTCAGAAGCTCGCTGATCTCAACGAGAACTGGCCGGTGGGGTCGCAGGACCCCGTCTATGAGGGGGACGACCACATCCGGAACATCAAAAAGGCTGTGAAGAGCCTCTTGAACTTTCCGGGTGGGTTGGAGCAGTTGGGCTTCCCCGCCACGGTTCAGCCCAATAGGTTGCTGAAGGTCAACAGCTCTGGCACGGCCTATGACCTCATTGCGCAGGGTCCGGGCGGAGGCCTTAATGCGGACACGGTGGACGGGAAGCACGCCTCGGAGTTCGCCCCGGTTGAGAAGGGCGTGACCAACGGCGACAGCCACGACCACTTCGGTGGGGATGGAGCGCCGATAGACCACAACAACCTTCTGAACAAGGGCACCTACACGCATGCTCAGATTGATGCCCACATCAACGATACCTCGATCCACGGGGCGGGAGGGGAGCTGTACCGGGTTGTGGTCTTCACGTCCAGCGGGACTTGGGTGAAGCCCTCTGGGGTGAGGAAGGTTCTGGTGGAGGTGTACGGTGGGGGTGGCGGCGGGTCAGGAAACAACATGTCCACCGTTGCCACCTCTGGTGGCGGAGCCGGTGGCGTTGCTATCAAGCTCATAGATGTGACCTCGGTGTCCAGTGTGTCTGTAACTGTAGGTTCAGGGGGCGCGGGAGGTACGTCTATCAACCTGCCTGGGGGCAATGGTGGGACTTCGTCCTTCGGGAACTACTGTTCGGCTACAGGAGGCTCCGGTGCCTCTGGTGTTAGCGCTGGCGCTGGCGGCTCGGGCAGCGGTGGGGACATAAACCTGTACGGAGGCTATGGGTTTCTAGGGCGACCGGATGGAAACTTTCCCTACGGGTATGGCGGTAGCAACTACCGTGCTGCCCCGTCAGCCGGGTTTGGCAGGTTCCCGGGAGGCGGTGGAGCTGGGGTTGGTGGGGTCGGCAGCGGCTACGACGGCGCTTCTGGCGCAGTCATTGTGTGGGAGTACAAGTGATGAAGTGGGCATTGATCCAGAATGGCAAGATCCGTGAGGTATTCGACTTTGATCCTCGGGACAAGTTTCACCCGTCTCTTGAGTTCCGGCAGGTACCGGATAGCGCCAAGCCGGAGGTGGAGGTGGTGGCTGCACCGCCTCCTGTACAGAACATCCGGGACCTTGTCCGGGAGATTGTGTTGGAGGTGCTGCGTGAACGGGCGGTTGGTAGTACCGGCATTGGTCCTGGGTAGCCTTGCCCAGTTCTTCGTGAACCTACCGGCGCTTGTCCGGGCACTCATCATGCTCAACGCGCTGGACGTGGCGGTGGGGTTGGTGTCCGCTGTGGCCACAGCGTCTTTCCGGTCCCGCGTGATGTTGATGGGCGGCGCGCGCAAGATGTTCATCTGGTGCGTGGTGGGGGTTGGTTGGATCCTTGACTCCTATCAGGTGGTTCCCGGCTTGCCGGTTGACCTTGCGACTGTGGCTGCGGGCTATTACTGCGTGCTTGAGGCGGCCTCGATCCTGAAGCACTGCGTGCAGGTTGGGGTGCCGCTTCCGGACGCGCTGAAAAGGGTTGTAGAGAAGGCTGATGGCGGTACGGATTCTGGTGGTCAGTGACCTTCACGTAGGGAGTGTCTATGGACTGCTTCCTCCCGGCTACCACGACAGTCGCGGAAACGAGATCCGGCAGAATATCGGCCAGAAGTACCTTTGGGGCTGCTGGATGGACCTGGCGGCCCGCCTCAAGCGGCTCCGTCCGGATGTTGTGGTGGTCAACGGCGACTTGGTGGACGGACGACGAGGAGAGCTGTGCCTCCAGAGTCCTGTGGATCAGGCCGAGGCCTGCCTACAGGTATTGCAGGCACTCGGCTGCCGGGGCGCAAAGTGGTTCTTCATTCAGGGCACCGAATTCCACGACTCGGAGGTGGGCCGGGAGGTGGAGGTGGTGGCGAGCCGGGTCGGAACTGCCTACACCGGACTTGGTGCAGGAGTTTATACAAGAGAGGTCCTTGATCTGGAATGTGGTGGAGTTGTTGTCAACTTTGCTCATGGCATCTCTACAGGAACCGGACTCTACCGAGCAGTAGCCATTGACAGGGAGGCGCTATGGTCCGCGTTGGCGGGAAAGGTGGGTTGCCTGCCAAAGGCAGACGTGATCGTGAGGAGCCACGCGCACTACTTCGTGCACGTGGAGCACGCGAGCAAGCACGCGGTGGTGACCCCGTGCTGGCAATTGCAGACTCGCTTCATGCGGCGTCGGAGCGTGTACCGGATGGTGCCGGACATCGGGGCGGTGGTGCTCGACGTGGCTCCGGGGCAGGTAGGGGTGCGAAAGATCCTGTATCCCCTGCCAAGTTTGAAGCCGGTTTCACTTTTGAAGCTTTAGAGGCGGAGCTGATGCGTCTCAGGTGCGGGACTGGGGCGGCTCCGCCCCAAGGCTCCTTCACGGCTGCGGACTACGCGGCCTATGCAGGGCTTCCGCGCACGACAGCCGTCTGGAGGCTCAGTAAGTTGGTGGAGGTGGGCAGGTTGAAGTCGGCACTCTTTCGATCCGGGAACGGTTCGAGGCAGAGGTTCTACTGGCTGGCGTGCCTGCTGCTCTGCGCCCTCTTCGGGCACGCGCAGACTCAGGTGGACATCAACCGCCAGACGAGGGGTGTACTGCAACTGAATAGGGGCGGCACCGGTCAGGCCAGTTGGGTTGGTGGTAGGTGCGTTCAAGTGGCACCGGACGGCTCCAAGCTGGAGGTTGCGCCTGCGGCTTGCATGTCTGGAACGGGTCCAGCAGGCAGCTTGGTTAGGTGGGTTGTAGGGTCTACTTTGGGCGGGTCCTCACTCACAGAAGGCACGTCGGATGTCTCTTCTTCCAAACCAATCAAGGCTGAGTTGAGGGATCAGGGCGGGGCCGTGTTCAACGTGAAGGCGTACGGGGCGAAGGGCGATAATGTTACTGACGATACCCAGGCGATTCAAGATGCGATTGATGCCTGCCCGAACGGTGGTGTGGTGTTCTTTCCTGCTGGATCGTACAGGATCACCGCTCCGCTTTCTATTGTGAACAAGGCTGTTGCGTTAGTTGGTGCTCACCACCGATTCACGGCTTTGATGCCAACTGGGTCTTCAGCGATCGCGATTAACTCGGACTATGCTGTGCGTGTAGCCCATCTCACTATTTATGCTGGAACAGGCCAGACTTCAGGCGCTTTGATCAGTGTAACTGGCCCGGGCCATTGGGGTAACGTCAACTCTACTTTCGAAGAGCTTCATATCAGTGGTGGGCACAACGGAATACACTTAGTTAAGGCTATCCGGACAACCGTTAGCCGCGCTCGCTTTAATGGGTGGAACAACGCGGCGATCCTGGCAGAGCACGACGATCCTGATACCGGTTATCTAACCGTTCGGGATTGTAGGTTCGCGTGGCCCCACAACACAACCAGCTCCTACGGGATCTACGTCAAAGACGCGGTTGGAGTGAGAATTACTGGCAACGATTTCTGGGGCGTGGCTCTGCCGATTTACTACTACCGGAACGTGACTGTGGACTCGTACATGTTCGAGATCACCAGCAACACAATGGACATCGTGCGGAACGGAGGGATTGTTGTTGAGCATGTAGGAACGGGTTACGTATGGTCGGGCACGATTGCGAACAACCGTATTTACGGGAATGACCTTGTCGAGAACAGCTCGGCGATCCAAGTTAGTGGCTCAGTTTATGATTGGACGGTCTCGAACAACAGCATTCATTGTCCTTGGACCAGAAATGCTTATGGGATCAGGGTTGAAGGGCTTGGTCTTGTTACGATAACCGGGAACGTTACAATTGCCTGCTCGACGCCGATTATGGAGAACGTAAGTACGGCGAGCAGCGTGGTGGCTTCGGGAAACTTGATGATGTGGGGAGGCAGTCCGGCGGCGACAGGCAAGCTGTTGCTGTCCGATGCTACCTTGAACTACGCAAGCTTGTCCGGCCTTGCCGCCGCGAACGGCTCAATTGTTTACTGCTCGAACTGCACGGCGTCTGCGCTCTGTGCAGGTGGCGGCACCGGCGCAATCGCTCGGCGGATCAGTGGCGCGTGGGTGTGCTCTGAGGGTGGAGGTGGGGGTGGAGGTGTGTCTGGTTCGGGCACGGCAGGGCGTTTGCCGGTGTGGACTGGTCCCTTCTCTCTAGGCGACTCCGCCCTGTCTCAGAGCGCTACTGCCGTCACGGTAGACCGCTCGCTTGTGGTTCAGGGCCAAGCAGAGGCAGGCTCCGTCACGTTGAACAGCACGGCTGGTGGAAGTGTGGCTCTTCAGGCTCCAAGCACTTCGAGCAACTTTACCCTCACGCTGCCTGCGGCCAACGGGACCTTGGAGCTTCAAGGCCACGAGCACGACGCATCGGCTATCAGCTCGGGCACGCTTCCGGTCTCCCGCGGGGGGACCGGGGCCAGCTCCTTCACAGGTGGGCGTTGCATTCAGTCGTCCGCGGACGGGCAGTCGCTGACGGTGGCGTCCGGCGCGTGCGCGGTGGATGGGCATAGCCATACGCTGGCGGGGGACGTGACCGGAGACGTAGGTTCCACCACGGTCGCTAGGATTCAGGGCCGCAATGTGTCCAGTGCTGCTCCCAGCGATGGACAGGCCCTGGTGTGGAACGCGGCTGAGTCGCAGTGGAAGCCGGCTACGGTGAGCGGAGGTGGGGGTAGCTTCAACCCCTTGGACGACACCGTGCTGTGGTTCCGGGAGGACTTCCCGACCGTAAGTACCTCCAGCCACCAGATCGGCGCGTATGGATGGGGGGCTAATTGTAGCGGCCCCATTAGCTCGGTATCGAAGACAGGGTCTTCGCCCTTCAAGAAAGCGTACAGGATGGAGACGGGTAATACCTCAAGCGCCCTTTGCCATATCGCTCTTGGCTCTGCGGGCAGTTCAGCTACTGTTCTAGGGGCGTTAGGATCGTACGGGTCTTGGGATTCGATATTCTCCTTCCGCAACAACAGCGCTGCAAGTACGGGAATGGTCCTCTTTGTCGGCTACATCGTAGGTGGCAACAATACGCCGGGCGCTGGGGCCTCGACAGGGCGGATTGGAGTTGAGTACGACACCTCTCGCGGCGACACGAACTTCATGTTCGTGGCCTGCAGCGGTACCAATTGCACTCGGCAGTCCTCAGGCGTGTCGTTCGACACGGCGTGGCACAAACTGCGTATCCGTTCGCAGACCGCGGGTACGATTCTATTCTCGCTCGATGGCGGGACTGAAGTCTCCATCAACACGAATGTACCGACGAGCGCTTTAGCGCCAATGTTCGGCATCAGGACCGAGGAGGCTGCGGCCAAGCGCGTAGAAGCGGATCGGTGGTACTGGAGCGGACCGAATGCGCAGTAGGGCAGTTGCTCTGAGGGCGCTGTCGTGAGGCAGAAGCGATGAAGGTCAGCGAGGAAGCCCTGAAGATTCTAGAGAGCCTAGAGGGCTTTACGCCGATCTTGAAGTTCGACGTGAAGGGCCACGCCATTGGCTTCGGGACCCACGTGGATCCAGAGAAGTACAGGGGCAAGTCCATCACGCGGGAGGAGGCTCGGAAGCTGATGGTGGAGCACATCAGCAAGGTGGTCGAGCCGGCCCTGCGCAAGGCCTTGCAGGGCGTCAAGCTGAACCAGAATCAGTGGGACGCGCTAGTCCTGTGGACCTACAACGTGGGGACGAGGGCGATGGAGGGTTCCACCCTTGTGAGGCTGCTGAAGCAGGGCAAGTATCAGGAGGCCGCCGATGAATTCTTGAGGTGGTCCAACGTGAAGGGGAGGTTCTCAAGGGGCTTGTACGACAGAAGGAAGCGTGAGAGAGCCATCTTCCTTCGAGGGTTGAGCGGTGTTGCGTGAGGCTCTTAGTATCGGTGTCATGGTTGTGGCCCTCAGCTTTGCGTGGCTCGCGGCGGGGGTCCGGGAAGCGGTCCTAGGCATCAGGGACGAAATCCGTGCGGCGAGGGCCGACGCAGTGGACGAAATCCGCACCACTCGGGCTGCCGCCATCGCTGAGATCCAGGCTACTCGTGCTGAGCTTCGGGCAGAGCTGAGAGCCGTGAGGAAGGACCTTCGGAGCGAGGTGGACGGGTTCCGCCTCGTTCTGGATCGTAGGCTGGAGGGCTTGGAGCGCCAAGTGGAACGAGGGCTAACCTCGACGGAAGAGAAGCTCGTGAGCGAGCTGTCTGTGCTGCGATCGGACGCATCCCGAGTCCTCCAGTCTACGAACCGAATGGTGGAGCTTGTGACTCCGCAGGTCTTGGGCTTCACTGCTGCGTCCAAGGTAACGGCCGGAGAGCTGGCCCAGACCGCGCGCACTTGGCGTCGGGAGACCCCCGCGATTGCCGAGAACGTGCGGGAGGCCACGGCCAATGTGAAGCAAGCCACGAAGCTCTCTAAGTGGCAGAAGTGGTTGCTGCTTGGTTCGGCGGCAGTCGCTGTTGTGGGGGTGTTGAGATGAAGACGTTTCTGTCGAAGCTTCGCCAGCTTCTCAGTGACCTGTTCGGTGGCAGATTCGCAGACAAGCTGCTCAAGGGCGTGGAGCGGGCGGTGCCGTACATCCGCAAGGCGTATGAGGTGTGCAGTGTGATTGCAGCACTTACACCGAACAGGACCCCTAAGGAGCTGCTCAATGCCGCTGATCACTTGGGCGTGCCCCTGCTTGCCTACGGGACGCCTGAGGAGGGCCTGCGGCAGATTGCCTTTCAGGCCTTGAAGAAGGCCTTCCCGAACGCTCCGGACTCAGCCATCAATCTGGCCATCGAGATGGCTGTAGGTGCGCTGAAGGGAGAGAAAGAAGGTGTTCAGAGACAGTGAGGTTCCGCAAGGTGTCATAGACGGCACCAACAGGGTCTTTACCCTCCAGTACGCGCCGGACCCGCCGCAGAGCCTCTTGCTCGTGCTGAACGGTGTGGTGCAGAGGCCGGGTGCGGACTTCACGCTGTCCGGGAATGTCATCACCTACGTGTACCCACCTCAGCCCGGTGACTCCCACATTGCGTGGTACCGCACCACAGTGGGGCCGTTCGTTACCACTTTGGGCCTTACCAAACCCGAGGCGATAAGCCTTATCTCCTCTCGGCTCGGGAGCCGCACGGGGCTGGATGACTACATCGTGCAGGAGCTGATCATGGCCCAGCACGCGCTGGAGGCTACGGAGCCACTCCCGTGGTTCCTCGTAGCAGCCGCCACGCTGGGCACCTCTGCTGGCGTCGAGCACGTAACGTTGCCGGATGACTTTCTGCGGGAGCATGCTGAGTCGGGGCACACGAGCAGTGCTGCCCTGCAGGTAAGTGGGGGTTGGAGGCCTCTCCAGAAGGTGGGAGTCCATCGCATCCAAGGCATGCTGCCCCTGCAAGGCCCCCCTACTTATTACGCAGTGGTCGGCGACAAGATCTACCTCCGTCCGATTCCGGACATTTCGTACGCCATCAACATTCTCTACTATGCACGGGATGCTAACTTAGGCGATGTGGACAAGAACAGGTGGCTCACATATGCACCGGACGTTCTGGTTTCCTACGCCGGGCGACAAGTGGCCCGCTACCTGCGTGACCAATCGGCGGCTGTGCTGTTTCAGGAGGACCTCACGCTGGCATTGCAGAGACTCGCTACCCAAACCATCTCGCGGGCGGTCGCGAGCACGGATCCGAGGTTCAAGGGGTTCGAAGACGAATGATCTTCGTTGAGGTAACATCTCCGGGCGAGCACGGGGTCGTGAAGGACCTCTCTCCTGACGCCTACCGTCAGGTCCCGATCAACGTGTGGACTGACGTTCGAGGGGTGGTGTTCGAGGAGGGCGTCGCCAAGAAGGCGCGGGGCCTTGAGGTGGCCTTCGACACCCAGGTCGAGCCGCTGGAGTTGATGTTCATCCCGGGCACGCTTACGAGCCACTACATCTACGCGGACAGGGAGAGCATCTACGCCCGTGATGTGGAGGGGAATGAGGAGAACATCACCCGGGCCTCCGGTCCGTACAGCGGGAGCTTGGAGCACAGATGGCATCTGGCGGACTTCAACGGCGTGCCGATCTTCAACAACGGAGTGGACACGCCGCAGGCTTGGCTTGATCAGGACGTCAGCGTACGGCTGGTAGACCTGCCCGCTTGGCCCGCGGGTACCACGGCTGGGGCCTTGCGGCCCTTCAAGTACCACTTAGTGGCGCTCAACGTCAAGAAGAGTTCGGGTACCTTCCCGCGCATGGTGAAGTGGTCTCACACCGCAGACCCAGGTACGGTGCCGGCAAGCTGGAACGAGGCGGACCCCGCAGTGGACGCGGGAGAGGTGGTGCTCGTGCCGGGATCGGACGCCTTGGTGGACTGCCTCCCCCTAGGTGATGTGAACATCATCTACGGTGAAACCTCCACCTGGGCCATGCGCTATGTCGGCGGCATGAGCGTGTTTGCCTTCTCCCAGGTGTCGAACACCTCAGGCATCCTGGCGCTTGGGGCGGTAGCCGACATCGGCACAGGCCACTTCGTGGTGACGGACAACGACATCGTCCTGCTGTCGCAGGGCGGCGTGCAGAGCATTGCCACACCCAAGGTTCGGTCCTGGTTCTTCAGGAACCTGCGTGCCCAGAGCCGCCACCGGGTCTGTGTGGTGCCGGACCGTCTGACACGTGAGGTGTGGATCCTGTTTCCAACGGGAGGAACGGAGCTAGACACAGCCTTGGTGTGGAACTGGGCATACAACACATGGACCATCAGGTCCCTTAGCAGGGTAATGGGGGCTGCTGCGGTTGGGGTTGCCAGGTCGGCTGTGGACCGGTGGAGCGGCAGCAGCGGGGACTGGAACTCTGGAAGGGATCAGTGGGACATAGGGGCGGTAGCCAGCCGGGAGGTGATTGGGAGCATCGTGCTTGCGTGTGCGGACAGCACTGTCAAGCGGCCCTCGCGAACGGTTGGCGAGACGTACAGCGTGCTGGAGCGCAAGTGGCTCTCCATTGAGCCGCCCCCGCGCGTGAAGCGGCTCATGTCCATTTGGCCTCGCTTTGAGGCCTCGACGCCTACATCGTTCCTTGTGACGGTGCGTGGCCGGATGCACCTGTCGGACGAAGCTGGACCGGTGGTGCAGAAGGTCTACACGACGAACGAGAAGAAAGTAGACCTCTACGTCACCGGACGCTTCTTCGACATCAGGTTCGAGCACACGGGGACGCAGGACTGGACCCTACACGGCTACGCCTTGGAGGTTGCGGAGGATCTGGGATGGTTGTAGGTGACCTTCAACAGCAGCTTGAGGCGCTCCGCGCCGAGGTGCAGGAGCTGAGGGAGCTGCTCCTCAAGGAGCAGCACAGGGAGCCGCGTCGGATTTATGAGCCGATGGTAGTGTATGCGGACGGGACGAACTGGAACCCCGGCTCTGGTCGGGGCTACTACGCAAGGGTTAACGGGATATGGGTGAAGCTGTAGTGTCCGTGTACCAAGTCACGTGGGTCTCCGTCGGGACGGAGCGGGTGCTCCAGTGGCTCCACGACTGGACCCACCAGGCGCTCAAGTACGCCAACGGTGAGATGGAGGTCGAAGACCTCCTGAAGGGCTTCGAGGAGGGAAGGATTCAGATCTGGGCCGTCCTTGAGAATGAGCGGATTGTAGGGGTCGCTACGACCCAGGTCGTGGACTTCCCCCGCATTGCGATCCTGCGAGTGGTGACCCTGCAAGGCAAGAACCTGAGTGTGTGGATGGAGGCCCTCTTGCGTGTCCTAGAGCAGTTCTGCCGCGAGCAGGGCCTCCAGCGGATTGAGGTAGTAGGTCGGCGTGGCTGGGTAAGGAAGCTAGCCGGTCTGGGCTTTCGTGAGGTATACTCGGTCGTAGTTAAGGAGGTAGGGGGCAATGTCCAAGAGCGCCGGGACGACAAGGACGGTATCGTCCACTAGCGTACCATCGGTCCAGTTGCCGTACCTGCTGCACGGCCTCCAAGAGGCCAGGAGGCAGTATGAACAGGGGCCGCCCCAGTTCTATCCCGGGTCCACTGTGGCAGACTTCAGGCCCGCGGAGGTCCTGGCGCATCAGTACCTCCAGGAGCAGGCAGGGCCGATGGCCCAGCTCGCTGAGGGCGCGATCCCGACTGCGAACTTCTTGATGCAGGCCTACGATGTAGAGAGGAACCCGTACATCAGGGCTGCTGTGCAGGGAGCAATCCAGCCGGTGATGCAGCAGTTAAGGGAGCAGGCCCTCCCGGCTATCCGGAGCGGGGCGGTGGCCTCCGGGAGCTATGGGGGCACGCGCCAGGCGCTGGCCGAGGGCCTTGCCATGCAGCGGGCCGCGCAGGAGATGGGGAACATCTCCTCTCAGATGTACAACCGGGCCTACGAGACGGGGCTGCAAGCAGCCCTCAGTGGCATTGGGGCAATCCCCACGATCCAGCAGACCTTAGCCTTTCCGGGCCAAGTGCTAAGCGGAGTCGGGGCGCAGGAGCGGGCCTTGGAGCAGGCCCGGATCAATGAGGACATCGCAAGGTTCCAGTGGGGGCAGATGGCCCCACGACTGGCCTTGCAGGAGTACATGCGGTTGGTTGGCATCCCGCTGGGCGGTGAGACCACGAGCGAAGTGCATGGCTCTGCCCCGGGCGCAGCCGCCCAGTGGGCGTCCTTCGGACTCAGTTTGCTGCCCTACTTAGGGCGACTGTTTGGGTGGTGGTGAGATGCCGAACGATCCGTTCTTCGCGAGAGACCCGTGGGGTGGAGCTTGGGGTGGTGGGTGGTATGCCAGCATACCCCCGGGCGGTGCTCCTTGGTGGCTGGGGCCAACGGACCCCCTTTGGGGCATACTCATGCCCCAGCCAAGGCCGGGGGATTTATTGAGGCCCGGCAGCCTTGACCCTTGGACCATCATAGGTGGAGGCATACCAAGACCTTCTGGCGGCTGGCAAGGGGCCTTAGCGTCCATCGGCGCTCTGGTTGAGGACATCCCGAACGACGTAAGGTCGCAGCTCGACTACATCTGGGACCTTACACGGAGCCTGCGTGCGATCCTCGACCTGCTCGCGGCGCTGCGGCTGCTAAGAGGTTACTACGACCCGGACACCGGAGAGTGGAAACAGCCCCACTACGAGGTGACGGTAACCACCACAGCACCAAGCGAGACCACTACCACGCCTCCTCAAGAAACTACAACTCAAACCGAGACGACCACAGCTACCGAAGGGTGGGTCTACGACCCGTTTCGAGGCGTCTACATTCCATACCCTCCAATTACCTTCTCGGTTACGACGTACACCTCAC